GCCGACAATTTATCAGCCTGCATCCAAGTAATCGGAACCGAAAAGTTACCGGTATTCATATGCAGAGCCAACGTTCTGGTGTGTACTCCTGCGTGTGGTGAATCCACCGCACTTGGGAACGGTGTGAGGTCAGCACTGGTTGAATCAAGGAACTTAGTCCCCTCTCCAGCCGTGCCATCCATATAGGTCTTAGCCAGAATGTCAGGACCTTCGGCATTTGCCGTCTGAACCAAACCAGCCAAGCCACCTTCATAAGTATGCTTGACGTGCCAGCGATAGCCCATATTGGCTGTCTCTGCTGATTCGACGTTCATCGCCGTGTTTTCAATATACTTATAGATTGGGTCCAGTCCCGGAAAGGACTCCTGAACCACTCTTGGCAGTTCATCTTGGACCTGTAAACTGAGTTCTTCTAATATCGAAGCCATTTTAATACTCCTGTTAAATTAAATTTCATTGTAGTTACACTAACTAACAGAAGTTTTACTCCATTTTAACAGCAGTTACTTAGTACGAGCCTTGAGTATTCTCTCAGCAAGCCGTTGCGTGAAACTTTCCGCATAACCAGACTCACCAGAAGGTACCCGTTCGAGCTTTTTACCTGCCGCTATCTCAGAGGTGGACAAACCCCCAACAGGTCCGAGTCCCAGTATCGGAAAGTCATCTCTAACTTCCCTTGCAGGAGTGCCGGATGTTGAAGCTGGCATACCAAATTCGGTGACAAAAGACTTCACATATTGCAAAGATTCTCTTATCAATTCGGGGCCATACTGTTGTCGTCCCAAGACAAGACGTCGTGAAACTTCATTAAATACCATATCAAAGAGCTTACTTTTTGCTCCGGCCTGTTTATCAGCCGATTTACCTGCTATTATCTTACCAAGTACATCATCACTGTCAACAGTATTTTGTATCTCATCTTTAGTCTTCTGCACCACCTTCTCATAGTGGTCCTGCCGAGCCTGCTCAATGACCTTTTTATCATCAGGATGCAGAGCCGCGACGGCTGGCTGTTGGGTTTCGGGGGTGGTTGGTTGGGAGGTTACTCCGGGTTCCATATTGGTTGCTCCATTTGAATTAAACATATAATCTTCGGGTTCAGCACCGGTATATTCTGCCAGTTCAGTGGCTTCTTCTCTACTCAGTTCAGCTCCGCTATTGAGCCTCCTTACCAGTTCCTGAGTTCTCAAGCCAGCTTTAGCCTGATTCCTCAAGTCACTGGCCTCTCGAAACCTCACATCAGCTCCCAGTCCCTTTTCGGCGTGTTTCTTCAACTCATCCAGAGTGAACTGCTTCTCTTCTCCCAGAACAGTAATAGTAAAACGGTCCTCTGAGGTTGAGGGGGGGGTTGTGGAGGCAGCTCCGGGTTGGTTTAATAGTTCGGTTGGTTCGGGCATTGTAAGACCTTTCAATTATTGTGTTTGAGGAGGCCCGCCTTGTGGGGGTTGCTCCTGTGTGTTTTGGGACATCATAGCCATCAGTTCCGGTGGCAGTCCACCTGCTCCACCTCCCTGCTGTTGAGCCTTCATTGCCTCGTCCTGTTGACCGGCGGCATCTTCAGGGTACTCCAGATTGTCAGGATAGACACCCATCCCATCAAGGTGGAACTTACGATGTTTCTCAAAGGCGGTTCGTACCTCAGGGCTTGAGAGGTAGAATTCCGGTCTTGCCATAAACGGTTCAAGTACCATAAGATGTATCTTATGAACATCTCGGTTCGATATGACTACTGACTGGATATTGGGTTTCTTCCCATCTCCAAACAGTAGTATATTTTCCAGCGTGGCTCGTCTGTAGTTCTGCCATTCCAGCTCACTGCCAACGGGGTAATCCAAGTTCTTTTTCCGTACCAATATCCTAAACTCGGTTGGGTCGATAATCCCCTGTTTGAGGGACTCCTGCAACTGCATAATGTCCTTCGCCGGACTCCTGCTTATGGCACTTGCCAGTGTAATAATCACCTCGTCAGGATGGGGTATATTGTTCTCTTCCAGTGTCAGACTGCCACTGATGGGGTCAATGCTGATTCCGGCTATATTGTCATCAAGGGTTGATATCTTAATCAACTGCTGAGGGTCCCAAGTCTTGCCAACGTGGTCCAGTATATACCTATAACACCCTATGAGAGCCGCAGTTACCGAAGCAGCAGGGGCTGTGAGGGGTGTGTCAGATGCCTCCATCAGCATTCCCAGTCCGGCGGAGTTATCCACCCGTCCGGGGGCCTGACCTGAGAGCAGCTCTTTCGGTTGGTTGGCCTGTTCGTCGAGGAGGGCTTTGGCAAATTCTAATGTCCTTCCCGGTGCCAATCCTGCATTAACCGGAGTTATTGCAAAGGGCTTTAAGTCCGGTGCAGTATAATCAGGTTCAAAGTTGAGTATCTTCAGACCGTTTCGGGTCTCGTGAATCACATCAGCCGGTATTCCCAAAGTGGTAGGTACAGCCAGTATTCCAAACGCATCCATATCCGTCACGTTCTGAAACAGCTGTGAAGCCATATATTCCACCTCAGAGTTAAGAGGTATGAGTGTATCTATGTAGCCTCTCCCCCAGAAGCCACTCACCGGAGTATGTCGAGCTATACTGATAGGGGGACATCGTTTCTCACCTTTGTATTCCTGATGCCATACTTCTTTACCTCCAGCCCATAGTGTATAAGTATCTAAATAATTGTCTTGGGTATAAGTCCATACTTCGGCAAATTCCACTACCTTAGTAATCTGCTGTTCGTTGCTGGCTGATTTGCTCTTTCCACCCTGCTGATTGGCCGTCTTGAATGAGCCGGTCGGCTCCGTTGTGGTTGCCCCCGTACTTTGAGCCTGAGAGGGAGTCACTTCTCCTATAGGCATATCCACCGTGTCCATCTCTTCCCAAATCTTCGCTGTGGGACCCGGACCCTTATTGAGGTCCTTAACCCACTGGAGCGGAACCATCCGCCGGCGTATCAACCCTCTACACTCATCCGGTCGCGTGACCACCGCCGGAATAGGCAGTAGTTCCCACGGGGGTACAATCTCAATCCCAAGTGAGTAGGTATCTACAACCCAACAAGACAATCCTATGGTTCCATAAGTCAATAGCGGCCACCATATATCAGATTGTAGTTGGGCAACTTGTCTTGATGCAAACGCAGCATCCAGCACCACCTGAGCCAGTGATGCCTTTCTAAATGCGTCCAGCCCTATCACGGAGGGCTTTACCTGTGGAGTTATGTCCATTCTCAGGTAACGGCCTATCTGTGTGAGTATCTTTTCAACAACTGCCTCATACTTAAAGGAGAGAGGGTCTCCCCCCATCACCTCAGAGTACATATCTACTTCGAGGGAGCCGTCCTCATAGTTTATGTTTGAGAACTTCCTCGCACCCTGCAAGTAGTAATAACCGAGCCACCACTTAACCGCGTGGATATTACGCTCACGCTTGCCTCTGTTTATAATCTGGCTGATGGCCACTTCTCGGTCAATAGCCTTATCCGGCAATGTTAGTGTATAGCTCATAGATTATACCTTTTCATAAGTAGCTTCAAAAATGTCAGGCTTACAGGGATAGAACTCACCCTTTACACCTTTGATAACCCAATCACCAACATCAGCTCGCATCCTACCTTCCAAAGTTTCAATAAACATAGGTACTGGATTTTGAGTAAAATCAGCTTGAGGGCCATCATTGAGAAAATTTTCCATTTCAATAACTGAATCTATAGTGCCCTTCCATTGGACTGCTTCAATTACTACTGGTTTTTTTCTGTATTGTGTCATAGGTTATTCCTTAGGGGGTGTTTTGAGTTAGGGAGACTGACCCTTTAGCAGCTTCAAGGTCTGTTGGAACTGCGGAACGGCCACCCACTACTGCTGAAGGATGCAATCGACTGATAGGTTGAATGCCCATCTTCTGGATTCGTTCCATAGAATCAGAATGTTTGAGGATTGCCGCAGCTACTCCCGGATTTGCCTGAGCAGTAGCCATCCTCTCCGAACATAAAGTTCTAATCGTAGTAAGATATTGTCTGGTCAGGTAGAGGACTGTGAGGATTAAACTACCTATTACCGTAACCAGAGTGATTGCCATTAGGGTTATTAGTTGGAGCGAAGATGGTGTTGATTCCATAAAACTGTCCTTTTCGTCGGGTTAGGGTATGAGGGTGAGGGCGACCTCTACGTCGGGGACGACCTGCACTCTGCATAGATTCAATCTGTCTTTGGCGTTCACATTGAGCATTATAAGCAGTCTTGGCAGCCTTGTCAATATAAGCCTTCATTAAATCTTCAGGCATATCCTCCACCCTCAAGCCGGACATAATAGGAATGCCTCCAAGTGTAGTGATACCTTGATTAACCATCTCGGCTGCGGTGGCCGGAAGAGCCGGAGCGAATGAACGGCTTCCTTTAGCGTGCACCACATATTGAGCCATACTCACCGTATCTATGGCATCATCAAAACGGAGAAGAGCCAAATCATAAGTAAAGTCCTGTGTCTGGGCATAGAGCCGGTCAAACGGCCATTTGTTCTTCAGGTGGCTGGGATACTTGATGCGTCCGGCAAGGAATCGCCACTCCAAGCTGCTTATCCGGTCGGATTTGGAAGTGTTGGATGGGTACTTGATGCCCATAATATGAGGATTCCACCGTTCAGGGTCAGGGTTGCACGAGTTGACATACTCAGCCATCGCATCGGGAAGGTCTCCCTGAAGAGCTACCGACTCCAGCCCTATTACCCTAACCATCCACTTAGCCCCCAACTCATATATGGTGTGGAGCAGCTGGGGTCTCTTTGCTCTGCCCATCCACCCATCTAAAATCCACAGGTTATTCCTATTGTCAAAACCCATAACCAATGCACAAGAGTAATCGTGGTGCATAGACAGCCCCTCACCATAATCAAAGGTGATAATCCGAAAGAGCTTTGAATAGAGGTCTTTGGCTGGAAGGGACTGTTTTTGGAATTCACTGGTATTGGGATTTTTCTCATAGTAGGTGATTAGGCCTTTGCCAGCCAATGGAACTGCCTTAGTATCCTGCTCATCCTGTTCAACCGTGTACTCATTTTTGTCAGGGTCTATCACCAAGAGCCTGTCTTGGGCTGAGGCGGGCATATTGTCGTACTCGGCGGCGAAGGCAGCCGACCCAATTTCCTCTCTACGGGCGGTCAAGTCCTGAAGTGACCACTCTTGAGGCCATAAGGAGACTCCTTCAGCCAGTCCTGAGGCATATACCTTCCTGTTCCACGAGTTGAAACGGGTATCATTCTCATAGCAGGCATAGTATAAGTAACAGCGGCTGTTGAGGATGGTGCCAATCCACACAATGGAGGAGCCTTTACGCAACATCGGGATAATCTGCCTGAAGAGAACATTCTCAAACTTGTCAATTTGGATAAGAGCCGCCGAACTGGACGAGCTTTCAGGGTCATACTCAGGGTCATCAAGGATGAAGAGGGTTGGTCGGGCACCTCGTTTCCTACCCCCCACCGAGAAGCCCTCAATCTCTGACCCATTGTTCATATGGATATGGTGATGGTTCCACATACCCTCTCCACGAGAGGGCTTTTGTATCCCGAAGTCATCAATAATAAGACTATTGTCTGACAGGAGTGTCATAAACTTCTCAAACCGTCCGGCCACCAACTTATCAGTCGATAAACCCATCGCTATCTTAAAGTATGGTCTGGTAAGGAGTAACAAAAGTGGTAATTCAAGACCCAAGATAGTCGATTTAGCGAATCCTCTCGGGGCTGCAAACGCATTACGGGAATACAACCCACAATCGTGGATGAGGGCATAGTGAAATGGAGGGGAATCCCGAAAGGAGTCATAAAAGAAGCCCTCTGGGGTGGGTTTGAGATAAAGTCTTCTGAATAGGCTCCACGCATCCACCAGCTTCATAGGGGTAGATTGGTCCGAGACGGTGGCTATACGAGCCTGCCGCTGGCCGTCGGAGGTCAACTCCCCATAATCGTAGGGGAGTGGATGCCACGGATTATTGTTGTCTGGGGTTATGAAGTTATTTAACAGCATATTTGGCATAGGCCTCTTTTGGAATGGTTCGGAGGGTAGCGTCGAAGTAAGCTATAGCTACTACGAGAGTGGCCATCCACCGCAAGTTGGCCGTATTGTCACGAAGAATGATTTTAAAAGTAGGCCACCGGAGCTTAAACCAAGCCATCTCGTGGATAAGCATATCTATCGCCCGGACGGGAGCCTCATCTGATAAGCCGGGAAACCGTTCCCATAGGTTGTATGGGACGAATACCTGATTGTTGGTGCGGGTCAGGAGCTGGAGATACTTGGCTATAGCTCCAGATTCTGATAAATGCTCCAATATGGCCTTGTAACGGGTTCGGCACTCAACGGAAGTGGGCGTATCCTGATTGATGTTTTGAACTGACTCAGCCATAAGCCGGTCATCGGTCTCTTCGTCGTTGCTATCGAGGGATGGGTGATTATCATCCGGTGCTGAGACCTCTGAGGAGTTCGGCACTTCCGCTGCTGGTCGCCGGTTTATTAACCCTAAGGGGGATACCTCCATCGGGCGGCGTCGGACGGGCTGAGCCTGCGGTCTGGTCTGAG